AACGACATCAACGCCTTGAAGAACAACGGTTCGATCCCCGAGGGATACACCGTTAACCACTTCTTGACCGACACCAACGCTTGGTTCCTGACCACAGACGTACCTAACGGTTTGAAGCACTTCGAGCGTATCGCCCTGCAAAACAGCATGGACGGCGACTTCGATACCGGCAACGTCCGTTACAAGTCTCGTGAGCGTTACAGCTTCGGCTGGTCTGATCCTCTGGGCATCTTTGGCTCGGCCGGTTCTTACTAAAAGTAAGGGTTTACCCCTACTTGGAGGCCCCTTCGGGGGCCTTTTTTATTGTCCAAAAACTGTCACACAAGCTGCCGGGATTCTTGGTAGGATGCTTTTGCAGCGCCGTGCTGCACCATTTTTACAGGGGAATATCATGGAATTTACACTGACTATTGATTTTGGTTTTGGCGAGAAAGTTGAATTCAACACCACCGAATTTTGGAAGACCGTGGCTATGGCCAGCTTCGTTGAGCGCATGGAAGGCATTGACGAAGAAGTAGCCGAGGACGAAGAAGACGAGGAAGAGTACGCCTACGACGAAGAAGGCAATGCGTACTGGCTGGACGAAGAAAACGAAGTTTGGTACATGTATGACGCTGACGAAGACGACTGGGTTGAAGTCGACCTTGAGGACGACGAAGACGAGGCAGAAGACGAAGAGGAAGAAGTCGCTGCGTAAATTTACTCACTACAGTGAGTAATCCGTGGGGGCTTCGGCCCCCATTTTCTTGGCTAAGCGCTCGTTATGGTGGTGGATTCGGTGGCAGTTAGCACACAGGATTACGCACTTCTCGGCTTCCTTGTACGCTTTTTTGTACCGGCCGTCCTGTGCCAGCTCGTGGACACCGTATTCTTTTGTTCCGGGCGGATGGTGGAAATCTATAACGGCGGGGTGTGATATCCCACATTGGCTGCACATCAGGGTTGCTTTGAACGCATTCCATTTTTCCTTGCCTACCTTTCGGTTTTTCTTTACCTGTGTCTTGTGTTCCTTGGCGTTGGCTGCATAGTGCCGGGCAGAATAAATTTTACCCATTTCCTTGCGTTTTGCTGGATCTTTGTACGGCATGTTGACACGGCCCAAAAATAGTGTATATTGCGGTTAACCGGGTTTACCGGTACATTGAACTGTCCCGGCAGACGACATACCGATCAATGTACTTATCTTGTATGTAAGGATTATTGCTATGGCACGTTCCACCTTTGAAGGCCCGGTTCTAGCGGGCGACACACGTTTTGGCTCCCTGCGTAATGTAGGCTATGCCGAGCTGGTTCAAGACGCTTATATTGACCTCTCCAACACCACTTCTGGTACCAACGGTTACTCCGGCGGTTCAGGGCAGTTTGCTTTTGCCAACGGGATTCCTAACGTCCCCGGCCAGCTTTACACCCCGTCTACCGGCTACCCCGCTACGACTGCATCCCCAGCTACAGACGTTAGCACCCAAGTCTATCGCGGAGTTATTTTCTATTTGCCCACAGGCTGCACAATCCAAGACATTACGTTGGATTACATCTCGGCCATTACCGGCGAAAGCGGCGCTACGCTGTCCGACGTGAGCTTGTTTGTTTCTAACGGCGTAACTTTGGCAGGCGGCACCGCTGTTTACGGCACGGTTCAGTTGGGCACCACGACTGTTGGTTCTGCTGGCCGTAAGTCGATCACCTACACTGCAACCCAGTTGACTAACCTGCTGTCCACCACAACCGACATCGTTGTTGGTAACGGCCAGCCTAGCCTGTCGCAAGTTGTTGTTACGTTGTCGATCACCGGCACATCCGTGGCAGCTCCTACCGGCGGCAAGTTCAACTTCTCGTTGCGCTACACCCAGCCAGATAACAACATCGGTTCTACGACTGCTTACCCCTACGGTAACTTCGACTAATTAACCTCGGGGGCTTCGGCCCCCGATTTACAGGAGATTAGTTATGGGAATGCAAACCGACGTAAAGTCGTTTCACGTTCAGACCAGCACGTCTAGCGTGGGCACTACAACACGCACTCGCTTAAAAGGCGCGGTTGTTTCAAATACCACATCTGGCACACCGGCAAACGTGTTTTTTGCCAACAACGTGGCCTTGGCTGGCACATACAGCATTTCGACGACAACGGTTACTGTTACTGTTGCCGCTGGACACGGGCTTACAACTGGCGCTCGCGTGTTTTTGGATTACACCTCTGGCAATGGCACAGACAACATCTACACAATCACCGTCACAGGCCCGACCACATTTACGGCAACTGTACCGTCTTCGTCAGGAACTGGTAATGTGTCGGTCTACGCGCAAACGCTGATGGAAGTTGATATTACAAACAGCGTGCCTGTTTGTGTAACCATCCCCGGCGAAGGTATTTTGGCCACTGATGGTATTTATGTAGGCGTTCCTGCCAACATTGCTGCTACGGTGTTCTATGGCTAAGTCACCAGCATGGCAACGCAAGGAAGGCAAGTCGGAGAAGGGTGGCCTCAACGCCAAGGGGCGAGCCTCGGCCAAAAAGCAAGGTATGAATTTGAAACCTCCCCAGCCGGAAGGCGGCAAACGGCGCGACTCTTTTTGCGCAAGGATGAGTGGGATGAAGAAAAAACTTACCAGCGAGAAGACGGCCAAAGATCCGAATTCGCGTATAAACAAGAGCCTTCGGGCTTGGAATTGCTGAGGTAATCTATGAACCCGCATGACCATACAAAGGACATCGTAGACGGATTTGCCGTATTTACTACTTTGGGTACTATGATGGAGTTTTTGCCAGCAGTTGCGTCGCTTTTTACCATTATATGGTTAGGTATACGTATATACGAAAGTGATACAGTGCAGGCGTTATTCAACCGTAAGGCAAAGGGTAAAGACAATGCCCTCGACGAGTAAGAAACAACACAACCTGATGGCAGCAGTGGCCAAGAACCCTGCGTTTGCCAAGAAGGTTGGTATCAAGCAAAGCGTCGGGGAGGACTTCCTCCAAGCCGACAAAGGCAAGAAGTTTAGGTCAGGTGGGTACACTCGGCCTAGCGTAGAAGGCGTTAACCGGCCAAAGACCGATCACGGTAAAGAGGCTATATTTGCAAAAGGTGGACTTATGGCAACGAAAAAAATGGTAGCAGATAGCAAGTCAATGGGTAAGGTAAAAACCGCAGCCCCCAGCCGTGATGGTATTGCTGAGCGCGGCAAGACCAAGGGCATGATGCCCAAAATGTCTGGTTCCGATACTGGTATGAAACGTGGCGGCAAAGTCCGCAAATAAGGAGTAATCATGAAAATGGATCACCCACCCCTGATGAAAGAGCCGACTCCGGCTCACAAGATGCACAACGAGCACGTGATGCAACACGCCGCAGGGCACAAGCACCACAACGACTTTATGCGTCCGCACGCCGCTGGTCACAAGATGCACGCCGATCACGTCAAAGCGATGTGCGGTGGCGGCATGACTCGCAAGTAAGGATTAATCATGGCCACACGTAAAGCCCGCCGTATTCCTCCGGCAATGATGGCGGCTATGGCCGCTCCTTCCCCTGCCGCTCCTCAAGTCGCCCCACCGGGCGACGGGGCTATGCCCGGCATGAAGCGTGGTGGCGGTGTTAAGAAAATGGCTTCGGGCGGTTCCGCCTCTAGCCGCGCTGACGGTATTGCTATGCGTGGCAAGACCGTGGGTAAATACTGCTAAATCATGATGGCCAGCCGTGGGATGGGGGACGTCAATCCCTCAAAAATGCCCAAGGGCAAAAAGCTTGCCCGCCGTGACGATACTGACTTTGAGCAGTTCGCCAAGGGCGGCGGGGTCAATGCTGCGGGGAATTACACAAAACCCAGTTTGCGCAAGCAGATTGTGTCCAAAGTAAAAGCCGCAGCCACCCAAGGCACCAAGGCAGGCCAGTGGTCAGCGCGTAAGGCGCAGCTTGTAGCCAAGAAGTACAAGGCTGCTGGCGGGGGTTACAAAGATTGAAAGCACCGCAGCAATCGCTCAAGGATTGGACAGCGCAAAAATGGCGCACCAAATCTGGCAAACCATCTAGCAAGACGGGGGAGCGATATCTGCCGGAAAAGGCCATAAAATCTTTGAGCCCCGCCGAATACGCAGCTACCACCAAGGCCAAACGTGCAGGCAAAGCGGCAGGTAAACAGTTTGTGGCGCAGCCCAAAACCATTGCAAAGAAAACAGCGGGGTTCAGATAATGGCTGAAAAATGGATACAGAAAGCGATCAAGCACCCCGGTGCTTTACGCAAAAAACTTGGTGCTAAAGAGGGTCAACCCATTCCCGCAAAAAAACTGGCAAAAGCAGCCAAGTCGTCGGGAACAACGGGCAAGCAAGCGCGTCTAGCCATGACGCTTAAAGGGCTGAAAAAATGACCACCTCGGGAGCCGCAGCGTTTAATATCGACCTCACGGAAATCGTCGAGGAAGCGTATGAGCGCGCGGGCTCCGAGTTGCGCACTGGTTATGACCTGCGTACTGCACGCCGGTCTTTGAATCTTTTGTTTGCGGATTGGGCCAACCGTGGCATCAACATGTGGACGTTTGAGCAGCAGACGATCACCCTAGTACAAGGCCAGCCAACCTACGCGCTGCCGGACGACACGGTGGATCTGCTTGAGCACGTCATCCGCACAAACGCCAATTCCCCCAACAACCAAGCCGACTTGAACATCACCCGGATCAGCGTGTCTACTTACGCCACGATCCCCAACAAGCTGGTGCAAGCCCGGCCAATTCAAGTTTGGATTCAACGATTGACGGCGCAGGACTCCATCCTGCCGGTGAGTCTGCAAGCTGGTATCACCGCTGCTACCACCCAAATCCCAGTTTCTTCTCTATCCGGCGTACCCACCGCCGGGTTTGTCACTATTGATTCTGAGCTGATCGGGTTCAACGAAACCCAAGCGGCCACCTCCACAACCCCCGCCTACCTGCTCAACTGCACACGCGGCCAAGGGACAACGACGGCGGCTTCGCACAACTCTGGGGCAGTATTAACCCTATCCCAAAAGAACAGCATTACCGTCTGGCCAACGCCCGATGGTTCCACGACTTATCAGTTCGTGTACTGGCGGCTGCGCCGCATGCAAGACGCAGGCACTGGCGTCAACGTCATGGACGTGCCCTTCCGGTTTATTACCTGCATGGTGGCGGGGCTGGCCTACTACATGGCGCTCAAGATTCCAAATTCGTTGGAGCGTTTGCCAATTTTGAAGGCCCAGTACGACGAGGCTTGGCAGTTGGCATCCGACGAGGATCGAGAAAAAGCCTCCGTGCGGTTTGTGCCGCGCCGTATGTATATAGGTTCGGGCGGATAATATGGGCAATAGGTTCGCATCCGGCAAGAATTCAATCGCCGAATGTGATCGGTGTGGATTCCGCTTTAAGCTGACGGAGCTGAAAAAAGAGATAATCAAGACCAAGTTGTACAACCTCTTGGTCTGTCCGGTTTGTTGGGATCCAGATCAGCCACAGTTGCAGTTGGGTATGTACCCAGTAGATGATCCGCAAGCGGTGCGCAACCCTCGCCCAGATCGTAGCTACACGCAGTCTGGCCCGGACTATCTGGGATTCCCGGGCGGTGGTTCGAGGGATATACAGTGGGGCTGGAATCCGATTGGCGGTGCCAGCAGTTTTGATTCCGTGTTGACGCCAAATAACTTGGTTTTACGCGGAACTATTGGTACAGTTACGGTATCGGTAACATAGGAGTTTATTATGGCAAAAGCAGAATCAATGGCAGCGGACAAGAAACAAGACGTCGCTATGATTAAGAAGGCGTTTAAAGAGCATGATATGCAAGAGCACAAAGGTGGCAAGGGCACCAAGATCGTCCTCAAAAAAGGCGGTTTGGATCGCATGGCCAAAGGCGGAGTCACGGGACAAGCTATGCGGTCTATGGGTCGCAATATGGCGCGCGTTGCCAACCAGCGCGGTTCTTCAAGGGGTAAATAATGGCTAATTTCAGTTCCAAAAGCATGGGCAAAGAGAACGGGCCAGCGTCCGTTTACGCCCAGCCCCACAACTCCAAAGGCCAAGCTGTTGACGGAAGTATTCCACGCAAGGAATATATGACCAAGAAAGTGGCTGACCAAGTGAGCTTGGAAGACCCCGTGCCTAACGGCGTAAGCATTGGCATCAACGACAGCATCAAGACCACCGGCATCAAAATCCGTGGCACTGGTTGCGCAACTAAAGGCGTTATGGCCCGAGGCCCGATGGCATGAATTACGCGCAGCTCGTTCAGCTTGTACAGGACTACACTCAGAATACTGAGTCTACGTTTGTTGCCGACATACCTACGTTTGTCCAGCAGGCTGAGCAGCGCGTATTTAATTCCATCCAGTTCCCCGCACTTCGCAAGAACGTGACGGGGATAGCGTCAAATAACAACAAGTACATTGCTTGCCCAGCAGATTTTTTAGCGGTTTACTCGCTCGCGCTTGTTAATCAGACGACAGGCATCTACAGCTACCTGCTGGATAAAGATGTCAACTTCATGCGCGAGGCGTATCCCGATCCTTCGATTAAAGGCACGCCCAAGTACTACGGCATTTTTGGCCCGCAGACTAACTTGCCCAACGAGCTGACTTTTATTGTTGGCCCTACGCCGGATACAAACTACGGGCTTGAGCTGCACTATTTCTTCTACCCGGCATCTATTGTGCAGGGTATTGTTACGGCGTTGGGTTCTGCTTCTGCTTCCGGCTCGTTTACCAACGGTACTTACTACAACGTGGCTCTGACCGGCGGATCTGGCACAGGCGCTACGGCCACTGTGGTTGTTGCATCCAATACCGTGTCCTCCGTAACTATTGCCAACGGCGGATCTTTCTACAAAGTTGGGGATACCCTAACAGTTCCAATTGCCAGCATTGGCGGTACAGGCGTTTCTTGTACCGCAAACGTCACAACGGTTAACAACCCCGACGGCACCTCGTGGCTGGGCGACAACTTTGATTCTGTACTGCTGTACGGAACCCTGCTGGAGGCCTACACCTTTATGAAGGGCGAGGCCGATATGCTGCAACTGTACCAAGGTCGGTACACCGAAGCGCTTGCGTTGGCTAAACGTCTGGGTGATGGTATGGAGCGCACTGATGCCTACCGCACTGGGCAAACTAGGGTGGCTATACCATGAGCATCGTCCAAGGGCAGACCACCAGTTTCAAGTACCAGTTGTTCCAAGGTACGCAGAACTTTACAACGGACACGTTTTACATGGCGCTGTACAACGGCAATGCCAATCTGAACCTGACCACGACTGCGTACAGCTCGACCAACGAAGTATCCGGTACCGGCTACACCGCCGGGGGCAAAGCCCTAACCGGAGTCACGCTAAACTACGATGCCACCAACAGCGTGGTGTACGTCAACTTTGATAACGTGATTTGGAACCCAGCAAACTTTACCACTCGCTGCGCGCTAATTTACAATTCAAGCCGGGCAAATGCGTCTGTGGCGGTTATTGATTTTGGCGCAGACAAATCCTGCACAAACACGTTTACCGTAACAATGCCCGGTAATACTTACTCAACTGCCCTAATTCGTTCCCAATAAGGAGTCCCTATGTCCCACGACAAAATTACCGCGACTGACAAAGTAGAGGCAGTCACCAAGTACAACACCATGCCCGAAGACACGATATCTATCAACGGTACATACCATGCTATTTGCTATGATATCGCCGGTAATATCAAGTGGGAAGATGACATTGAGAACCTTGTAACGACCGTTGGCAAGAACTCGACCTTGGACACTATCCTCGGTAACGTAGCCGCTGGCGCAGTGGTCATGGGCCTCAAAGGAACTGGCACGGCAGTGGTTGCAGATACGCAAGCATCTCATGCAACTTGGCTGGAAGTTGGTCTGGCAAATGCTCCTACCTATTCCGGAAATCGTCCTACTCCTTCGTTTAGCTCCGCATCGGCTGGCAGCAAAGCAACATCATCCGCAGTTTCTTTCTCCATGACTGGGACTGGCACAGTGGCAGGTTGCTTTATCAACATTGGCGGCAGCTCTACCAAAGACAGCACAACTGGAGTCTTGTTTTCCGCAGGTGATTTTTCCAGCTCCAAGTCTGTGGTCAACGGCGATACCATCGCGGTAACCTATACGGCTACCCTGACCTAAGATGGCAACCGGCTGGGGTGTAAACGCTTGGGGTGTTGGTTACTGGGGCGGTGGAGATGTATACGCAGATAGCGTAACCGAAACAGTAGCAATCACATCCACAGAGGCCGCAACAGCGGCCCTTGGCGTTTCCATCACAGAGACAGCGGCGATAGCGGATGTCCAAACCGTAGCGCTGACAATGAACGTCAGCCGTACAGAGACTGCGGCGACATCAACAACGGAAGCGGTAGCGGCTACGTTTGCCCGATCAGTAACAGAAACAGCAGCGCTTACGGATTCCAACACGGCGACGACAAGTTACTCTGCATCTGTCGCAGAAACAGCATTAATAACCATAGTCGAAGCAGCCAACGCTACCTATCAAGTCTCCCGGACGGAGACAAACCCGATTGCGACTACCCAAGAAGCGTTAGCCAACTTTGTAGCCAGCGTAACCGAATCGGTAGCCATAGCGGAAACAGCGGTAGCTACGTTGATAATGACCATCACGGAGTCGATGGCGCTTACGGACAGCACGACGGTTGGAACCTATTACATACAAAGCATCATTGAAACGGCGGGATTGACAGATGCTAGCCAAGCCATAACCACTTACCGTCCCAGCATAACTGAGACAGCAGCGCTAACCGTAACGCAATCAGTGCGCAGTTTGTGGGAAGTAATAGATGACAGCCAGACTCCAAGCTGGCAAAATATCACCGACACGCAGAGCCCGAATTGGACTGCAATAGATAACACCGACAGCCCAAATTGGGTTGCGATTCCTACGTCTTAGGAGCTTTGAATGGCAAATACATCACTTATCGGCTTAACGCTACCTGTACAAGGAACACTGTCTGGTACGTGGGGCGACACAATCAACAACGCAATTTCGCAGATCATTGACGTTGCGGTTGCAGGTACGCAGACTATATCCACCGATGCCGACATCACGTTGGCAGTTACCACAGGCAGTTCATCCGGCACAGGTTTGACGGGGAACAGCTCCCAGTACGCAGTCATTCTGTGGACGGCTGGCGGTACAGTTACCCGCACCATTACGGTTCCGGCGCAGTCTAAAACCTACGTTGTCATCAACAACACAGGCGGCTCCCAGTCGATCACGATCAAGGCTGCTACCGGTACGGGCGTTACTCTGGCGGCAGGTACACGGGCTATTGTGGCTTGGGACGGCACAAACTTTGTAAACGTGGGTGGTGGCTCTGCGGCTGGCTCTAACACGCAGGTACAGTTCAATAGCTCCGGCGCATTTGGTGCTTCTTCTGCCCTGACTTGGGACGGCACAACGCTATCGGCAACTAAGTTTGGCGGTGCTTTAAACGGCACAGTGGGCGCTACAACCCCTTCATCGGGCGCGTTTACAACCCTGACAGCTACAACGGCAATCCCAGTCACATCCGGCGGCACAGGCCAGAACAGTTCACTGACCCAGTATGGTGTAGTATTTGCATCCACAACAGGCGCAATGTCCACCACCGCAGCAGGAACAGCAGGTTATGTTTTAACTGCTAACTCTGGATCAGCCCCGACATTCCAAGCACCCGCAGCCTCTGGCGTAACCCAAGCCAAGGCAACTATGATCTCTTTAATCTTCGGCTTCTAAGGAGCAAACATGGCAAACCCAAACTTACTAGCCGCCAGCACAGCTTCCGGCACAACGACTTACTACACCCCCGGCGGCACAACTGCGGTTGTTCTTTTGGCTAACGCTGCGTCCAGCGGTCAGGTCTACAAGATCAACCAAATTGTCTGCGCTAACGTAAACGGCTCCTCTGCTGTAAACGCAACAGTGTCGATTTACACCAATGGCGCGGTGGCCCAAGGATCTGCTCCTAGTAGCGGTACGGCTTACCCCATCATCTCGACTATCTCTGTGCCAGCCAGCGCATCCCTGATTGCGGTGGACAAGACCACAGCGATATACCTGATGGAGGGTACGTCGATCACCGTTACCAGCGGCACGGCAAGCGGTATCACCTACACGATCAGCTACGAAGTAATCAGCTAAGGTAGAACAGTATGTCTTTACGACAAATGTTCCAAGGTAGTATTGTGAAGCCGGGGTTCAATCCTCTGGCTGCGCAAAACCCTACTATTTTGTACAACCTATTTGCTTGGGGAGCTAATGGTCAAGGACAACTTGGTCTAGGGTCTATTGTTAATAAATCCTCCCCAAATCAAATTGGTTCTTTAACTACTTGGTCAAATTTTGCTAGTGGTTTTAGTTTTACTGCTGCTGTTAAAACTGATGGAACTCTTTGGTCTTGGGGAACTAACGCACAAGGACAACTTGGGTTAGGAAATACAACTTATTACTCCTCGCCTAAACAAGTAGGAGCATTGACCACGTGGTCAAAAGTTTTTGTTGGGCCATATAACTACAATTGTTATGGCATCAAAACCGATGGCACGTTGTGGGCGTGGGGATATGGAATTGGTTATTCTTTAGGTCAAATAATAAACAGAACATCCTATTCTTCGCCAGTACAAGTTGGCGCTTTAACTAATTGGTCAAGTGGCGCTGCCGGGTCTGGTGGTAGTGTTTTGGCAATTAAAACGGATGGCACTCTTTGGGGATGGGGTTATAACCAAAAGGGTCAAATTGGCATAACAAGTGCTACTAATTATGTCAGTTCTCCAACTCAAATTGGATCGCTTACAAATTGGCTTTCAGTCGCAGCAACTGGTTATTTTACAACCGCAACAAAAACTGATGGCACACTTTGGAGTTGGGGGTATAACAGTAATGGACAATTGGGACTTGGCAACACAACCGATTATTCCTCACCCAAACAAGTTGGCGCGTTAACAACATGGAAGCAAACAAAAAATGGTTTTACTTTTGTTTTGGCATTAAAAACTGATGGCACTATGTGGTCGTGGGGTAGTAATGTTGCTGGTCAACTGGGTTTGGGAAATTTTACTTACTATTCTTCTCCAAAGCAAATTGGATCTTTGGCTACTTGGGCAAAAATAGGTGCTGGTAGTATTATTTCTGCCGCCGTTAAAACAGATGGCACTCTGTGGACTTGGGGTTATAACGATTCTGGAGCTTTAGGTTTAGGAACTGCCGGGGGATATATTTCATTACCCCAACAAGTGGGAGCATCTACCACATGGTCAACCGTTGTAGGTGGGTATCAATTTATGGTAGCCCTAGGATAAATTATGGCAACAGTAATTGTTAACGGCGTTCAATACTCAGGCATCTGGACAATGCAGCAGGTAAACGCTGCCATTGCGGCGGGGACTTGGCCTGTTGCGCCAACGCCAAAGTTGTATGCTTGGGGCAACAATGTTGGCGGTCAGTTGGGACTTGGAAATACAACTTACTATTCTTCACCCAAGCAGGTTGGAACATTAACTACTTGGTCAAATTTAAGTGAAGGCAATTATTTTTCATTGGCAATTAAAACAGATGGAACGCTATGGTCATGGGGTAATGGAAATAATGGAAGAACAGGTTTAGGAAATACATCATCTTATTCATCTCCAAAACAAGTTGGGGCATTAACTAATTGGTCTAAAGTTGCTGGAGGAACTACTTTTAGCATAGCTATTAAAACAGATGGAACTTTTTGGTCTTGGGGATCTAATGCTCAAGGTCAATTGGGTTTAGGCAATACAACAAATTATTCATCACCCAAGCAAATTGGATTATTGACTACTTGGCTTAATTTAGCCGCAGGTTCATATCATTCTATTGCGGTTAAAACCGATGGAACATTATGGGGTTGGGGTAGTAATACCAAAGGCGAATTAGGTTTAGGGGATATTGCGGGGCGTTCGTCTCCAACACAAGTTGGAGCATTAACAAATTGGTTAAACGTAGCTGCTGGATATTATTTTACAGTAGCTATTAAAACAGATGGAACTTTTTGGTCTTGGGGTTTTAACGCTCAAGGACAATTAGGTTTAGGCAATACAACAAATTATTCATCACCCAAGCAAGTGGGAGCATTAACAACTTGGTCTAAAGTTGGAAGAGGAAAACGTAATTCATTGGCAATTAAAACAGATGGAACAAGTTGGTCATGGGGCTACAATGTTTACGGGCAATTAGGTCTTGGAAACACAACTTCTTATTCTTCACCAAAGCAAATAGGCGCTTTAACTACTTGGTTAAATATTACTGGAGGTGAGGCGCATTCTGTGGCGACAAAAACCGATGGTACTCTTTGGACTTGGGGCCGAAATGATACAGGCGCACTTGGACTAGGAAATATTACCTACTACTCATCGCCCAAGCAAGTTGGATATTTAACCACATGGTCTAATATTACCGCTGGTGGTCTTACAACTTTGGCTTTAGCTGCAACTTAAACACATGAACAAAACACTCCACTTCCTCTCTGGCATCCCCCGCAGCGGTTCAACCGTGCTTGCGGCTATCCTTAACCAGAATCCAATGACCCATGTGTCCACCACATCTGGTCTGGTTCATGCGTTGGATGGCTTGGCAAACACTTGGCACTCTGCTGGCCTCTTAAATGAGAACGACCCAGAGCGCAAGAAGCTGGCCCAGACCATGCGCGGAGCCATTGATGCGTTCTACGAGGACACCGACAAGCC